TATAAGCCACATCCGCTGCTGGATATAAATATAAAGTAGGATTAATAGTTTTTTCAAAATAATATTGTGTAGGTCTTCCACCTGAAGTTTTAACTGTATAATTTAAATAAGTAGATCTACTAATAGGTGAACATGAATATTCATTATTACTTGAATCACGAATAACCACATCTGTAATATCTACAATTTGTGAAGCATCATCGGCTCCAGCTCCATAAAGACTAGTGCCTGATAATGTAATAGTATCAGCCGCAAGTGCTGCGGTTTGTTTTTGTATCGTCCAAAGATTAAGTCCTCTATTAGACCATTCAGCTAGTAAAAGATTAAGTGAACGACGTGCGGTTTTAAGTTGGTAACCGGTACGATCTTGTAAACCGCATCGTTCAAAAGCTTCTTCTACTATTTCATCAATGGAAAGATCAAAGTTAGCTGTGCTAGCATAGGTTGGCATTATCTATTGATCTTGCCTTTTTTACGAGCCTTGCTTCCCCATTTACCATAAGACTCATCTCTGCTTGCTTTTAATTGTTTTTTAGTTCTTTTCTTTTTTACTCGCATAGCAATAGATTCATCTTTACGATCTTTGTAGCCTTGTTTTTTCTTTTTAACTTTTCCGCCTTTTTTCATTCCGTCAAGAATAGTTGTAGGTGTTCTTTTTGATTTTTCATCAACACCATATCCTCTAGAATACATTACGGTGCCCCCATCTTTTAAGGGCATACCCATAGCCATTCTTTTGTGTTGGTTAATTGCACCACCACCACGCATTTTTGCAGTTTTCTTTTTACCTTTCATAGCAGACCTCCATTGATCTTTTTGTATTTATCTTCTCTAGATACTACGACGTCTCGATAATATCCATTAGGCCATTGACTATAATAACCTTGTTTTTTTAATTTATCAGAAGCTGCCTGTAATTGCGAGAACTTTTGTACCAACATCATAGAATATTTATAATCAGGTCCTGATACATCTACATCCTTATTTGGGGAAACCAAGAACCTTTGTTCTTCTTCCGTTGCAGGATTAGAGGGGTGAAAACTCATAAAATAGAAGTCTTTTCTATTATACCACTCATTAAAATCTTCAGTAGCCATATGAAGTTCATTAGGAGAATAACTGTAATAAGGATCACAAAATATTAATATTTCTTTCTTAGTAAAATCTAAATTTTTAAGACAATCATTTAATTCTTTTTTATATGTGCTGCGTTTGGTTTTAACAGCAACCCATACTTTTTTATCCATCCAAGCTTTTTTGGCAAAAGGACAAGCAGGAACTCCGCCTAAATGTAAATTAGGAACTTCTAAAAAATGTTTTGACCACAGTCTAACATCTTCTATTATCTGTTCCCTTGTCGGTTGTATTTTTTCCATGATTTTATTTTGTGTTTATTCTTAGGTTTAGATCTTGAAGAATTACCAATTGAAGTTCTTTTTTTAATTGGGGTAAAATATTCGTTGGTTATTTTTTGAGCCATATACTATAAATAAGTAATAGCTCCCATAACCCATAAGGTACCAAAACATATATAAACTATAGTTACCGGATCCATTAATCCCACTTCGCTTTTGCACGAAGTGCCCATCTTTCAAAAGCTGCTTTGTCTATATCTTTTTTTACCATCGTCGCACCTTCTGGTACTTCATTATATAAAGCTATAACTTCACCATCTTCTATATGTACAATGCCTGGTCCACAAAAAGCATCCTTGTCATATCCTGTATTTTTCTTTTTAAGTAATCGTACTTCTTTCATACATTTAGATAATGACTCCATAGGAATATATTGTGTCATTTGACTTTCTTGATCATTCATGTTTCCAAAAACAAACATTAAAATTACACTAATGACTTCCATTTGCCCTCACTTTGTCTTCGAGCTTCTCTGTATCCAAAATTAATTTTTCAATATCCTGCTGTGCTCTTTTTATATTTACGGTATTACTCATCATACCTTCCATTTCTTCTTGCATAGCCTCAATTTGCGTTGCCATAAACTCAATGAGCATGTCCTGCTGACTATCGGCGGGTAGATTACCCATTTCACCACGAGGCCATTTAATTCTAAATTCTGTGTTCTTTTCAACATCTGCTAACATTAACTTACCTTGTGTCTCGATATTATTTAGGCGCTCAATAATCCCAAAATAACTATACACTCCGATCCCAACGGCGGCGAGGATGCTCAAAAGGTTCCTCATAGGCATGCTTACGCTAGTATTATCTGATAATTTCATTTTACCCTCCTAAAGGATTTTCTAATGCGCTTTTAATCCTTTTATCTATTTTTTCCTCTAACTCTTTTTGTGCTAGTTTTATTTTTTCTTCTAATTTTTTCATATCCTCTTCTACACTATTTATAGTTTCTTTTAAATCTTTTGCATTATCCCTAGAATCTTCTTTAGTTTGTTGTTCCACATCATTAACAATTGATTCAATTCTTCTTACGTCTTGGCGTAGATCATTTTTAAGTTCATTTGCTACATCAGAAACAAGTTGGATTTCCGACATCATCATTTTCATTTCACCCATTAACATTTCAATTTCAGTTTGAAGTAATTCTGTTTTGCTAGACATTTCTTCTTTTGTCAGCGCAATGTTTTTATCAAACTCAGATAAATCTGGTGCTACATAATTTTGTATTTGCTCTTTCATATTGAGGTAGTCTTTATAAAATTCAAAACCTCCCCATAGTCCACCACCTAAAGTAGCTAAAGCTGTAAGAACTACAAATATTTTTCCGCCTTTAAACTTGAGACCCGCAAACTCCATCTCTGCCATAGCTACTCCGAATCCGTCTGCCATTGGCTGTCTATCATATCGTTGATTAGTCCATCACTCCCCATAAATAAATAATATTGGGCAATGTTATTATTTTCTATTTGTGTGTCAGGTATCATGTAATCTGTAAAAAATCCTTGCCTATCATTTAATTGTTTCTGTGAGTCAAAAAAGGTTTTTGTATCACCCAATACCTGCATCACAATTAATGTTTTTAACTGATTTGTTGAATCATATCTACCTTTATCGCCCATCTTTTTTACGATCTTTTTAGCAGCTTTTTCTTTTTTAGGCTCTTCCTGCTTTTCTTCTACGACTTCCTCTTTAGTCTCATCTTCAGTAGTCTCTGGTGAGCTTTCTTTAGGCTCTGGCTTTTCTGCCACATTTTCTTTAGGTTCTTCAACAGGCTCTTCAGTTTCGTCAGTAGTTTCATTTGCTACCTTCTCTGTTTCCGTTGCTATAGGTTCTTCCATTTCTGGTTCAATGTCAACCTCAATTTCTGCCATTTCCATTTCTATGTCTGCTATTTCCATTTCAGGCATTTCTATATCAAGATCAAATTCCATTTCCATTTCCACAGTTTCATAAGACATATTCATATCTGGTTCATTAAACTCTGGTTCAAAATACATATCATCAGTAGGAGAATCTACTACATCATTATGTTCAAATATATTTTCTACAATATCTATAACTTCTGTTTCTGTACTACCACCATAAGCAACCCACATTTCAACACTAAGTATGTGTTCTGTAACTATTTGATTGACAACGTTATAGAGCACATTAATCCGAACGTCATCGTACAAGGGTCCGATTGCCAGATTAATATCTCTACCTCCAATTTCTATAGTTAATGTTGTAATTCCTCCTGCAAAATCAAAACCACTTTCATAAGTTTGATAACCACTATTAACACCTGATTCTGATAATATATCTGTTCCACTAAAGACTGATGTGTTTCCATCTTTACCTGTAATGTGCATATAAATTCTATCTTGAGAATCTTGCTTATCTACTTTTATTGAATAATTAGTTCGTCCTCCATTTTCTATATCAAGATCAGATATATCAATGGTTTGTATAAATGTTGTGCCCATACCATCTACACCCATAGTTGAAGTTGAATTTCCTGATCCTATTATTTGTGCACACTTATCTGTTCCTAAATTATAGCAACTATTACCAGAAGGCATTGTTGCAGGACCTTGGCCTCCCCAGTCCAAATCCATATCCCCTTCAAATTTTGATGATGAAACATATCCAGCATCTCCATCAAGAATATTTCCTGAATCTTCGTTTGTTGTAGTTATTGTCGTTGTGGTTGTAGTTGTTTCTGTAGTTACTGTGTAACCATCAGCTTCATATTCAATTGTTTCTACTTCATCTATAACAATTGTTTCTTCAACACCAGGTGTACATAAACCTGTTGCTGTTACGGGACATTCGGCTTTAAGGGAAGAAGGCCACAATGCCAGAGTGCATAGCCATGCCCAATAAAATAAACTTAGCCAACTTTTGTCCATCTGTTAATCCTTCTGATTTTTTAATTTGTTTTTCTTCTTGTTCTATTTTAGCTAGTACAAAACTTCCTTCTGGAATCATATCGGGATTTTCTTCCCATTTTTTTGATGCTTCTTCTCCAATAGTTCCCATGTAAGGACAAGGAGTTCCTGCCATAGCCATGCTATCCCAAACCCTACTATCTTGACACAGTATACTGACCGATGCAACTTTCATGCCTGAAGCATATAAAGATCTGGCTAATTTTATTCTTTCACAGTTTTCATCAGTGACGGTAACTCCGCTACTAATACCTAAGATCTGGGTCTGCACGGCGCCTGCCACTGCTGTCTTACATATATCTGAATTGTTAACCACCACCGACGGAGCATTTGCCGTCGGTGGTGTATTATTTGTTACTACGGTTGAACTTACTGTATTTGTATCTGCTCCTTTAGCGCTAGTGATTGCACCAACAACTAAGATAAAGCATAGTACAAAAAACAGTGTTCTCATTATCCATACACAAAAAGTACGGATGTTACATTAGTTAATGTAGCATGTGGGTTTGTTGAAAAATTCAAACCTTCAGCACCGAAATCTACGTTTATAGTAGCTGTAGCCGAGGCGGGTGTAGCAATAGTAGCTAATGTTGATCCGCCACTTGAATCTTTAAGAACAATAGAACCTGCTGTACCACCACACACTGCATACATAGTTAATATTCTAGCGGGAACTGATGCAACATCACCTGTTGAAGTTACTGTTGAAGTTGTTGTTCCTGCAGTTGTGAAGATGAGTGCCATACTAACCTCTAACTTAGGTTAATGTTTTGTTGATACAAAATAGTAGCTCTAACTTCACCAGCATCGGTAGCACCAGTGCTAGTCCATGTTAATTTTAGATCTGCTGTTCCAACGTCAGCCCATGCTAATGCACCACCTGCTTCAGTAGTTGGATAACATCTTCCAGCGCCAGAAGCTGTTGTAATTGAATAATCATTAATCAAAGTTTTATTTCCACCAACAGTATCACCAATACTAAATACACATGTAGCGTTGCCCATTGCTGTAGGCTTATCGAGTACTATGTCGATAATTTGTGAATTAGCTGGTATTACAACCGTAGTTGAATTAGCTGTTGAAGCACCACTTGAAAGAGTAGTACCAGTTGAAAATGTTTGAGCCATTACAACTTGACCAGTATTTTTTACGTCACTACCTAATGTAGTTCCTGTAGTTTCTTTAATTGTTCCAGCCTTTATAGGACCAGAAAAAGTAGTTGTACCCATGTCAACCTCCTTTTAGTTGTCTGTTAAGTCTTGAGTAAATTCTATTCTAAAACAAAAAAGGCGCTCTTACAAGCGCCTTCTTCGATCTGGGAGGATCCAGTATTTTTTACGAACCTTGTGATGCGTAAACAGCTCTAGGATCAGAGTAACCAAAACTGTATCTCTCTCTAGCTTTGTATCTCATGTTTCCTGTGTCAAAGTCACCTTCCATGCCTGTAGCAAGGGCAGCTCTAACAAAGTGTTTAAATCCATTAGGACAGTCTGTTTTCACAAACCATGCATCCGTATCTGTTAGATAATGGTTAACTGTGTAACCACCTGGTAGCATGCCCATGTTTTTCAGAGCGTTAATGTCGTTGTCAGCAGTACCAACTCTGAGTGTGGATTCTAAGATCCTATCAGCCACAAATTGAATGTTAACAGGAATAATTAATTTCTGTCCTTTCATTGCAATTTTTAGCCCTCTTTCGTCGATAAAACCAGCAATGTCAATCATCGCTTGTTCTAATGAAACATCAGTAAGGTCGGCGTCAGTTGCTGCTCTGTTGGAAAAAGTTCCACCTAAAGCAGTTGGGTGAGCAGTATTAGCTAATGTAACACCATCTCCACCAGTAACTGTAAACGCATTATTTAATACGTTAGCGCCTCTAACTTGTTTAGTATAAGCCATAGATCTTGCTAGGGCTTTTGTGTAACGAGCTGATAAAGTATCATACAAGTTGTCTTCGACAGCTTCCTCAGTTAACGCAAATGCAAGTGCAATTGTGTCATGAGTGTATCTAGCAGTGAAAGATTCAGAAGCGGTATCAAAACCAACTGCTGCTCCCTCTGCTTTTACATTAGCTTGTCCAAAACCAACCAACATAACTTCTTCTTCAAAAGCTCTATCACTTGATTCTTGCTCAAAAATTTGAGCTGCTTCGTTTTCGTAGCGTGCGTACTCCAAACCGAACAGGGCATTTA